TGGGGAACCGAAACCGAACCACAGGCCAGAATGGCCTACGAGCTTACCTACGGGGTTGATGTGGTTGAGGTAGGGTTTGTTACCCACAGAACCATTACGGGCTTTGGGGCCAGCCCTGACGGCCTTGTAGGGCATGATGGGCTTATAGAGATCAAATGCCCCAACACCGCTACGCATATCGACACGCTTTTAAAAGAAGAAGTGCCATCGAAATACATAATCCAGATGCAAGTTCAAATGGCTTGCACTGGTCGGCAATGGTGCGACTTCGTTTCTTTCGACCCAAGGCTTTCGGCCAATATGCAGATGTTTGTTAAACGCATAGAACGTGACGACGAATACATCAGCATGATCGAAAGCGCGGTGAAAGAGTTTATTTCGGAAATGAACGAAAAGCTGGCATCGTTGCAAACCAAGTTTGGGGCGTAAAATGACAAAGGCAAAATATCCCCCCATTGATAGGAGATCGCGGGACGAAGCTATTATAACCCTAAGAAAGCAAAAGTATTCTTACAAGCAAATCATGGCAGAGCTTGACGTAACTCACGGGGTTGTTCTGTATGTAATCAAGCGAGATCGCTGCGTGGAAATTTCAGACCCGTCAGTAAAAAAAGCTTTTAACCACGTTTTATATCAGTCTAAAAACGAAGGAATGAGAGTGGGCAAGATTTCGGACGTTTGCAGTATTCTTGGATATAAGGGGGTCAAGTGGGTTCTAAAGTCCAAACCAGATGGAATGAGTTTTGCAGAATACGTTGGCGTTATTTTAAAAGACCTTCATTTGGAAATGTTAGATGGCAACACTTAATTTTATAAAAACACCTAGCGGGCTTGCACCACAAGATGAACAGGCCCGCGAATGGTTCGACAAACTATCCGTTGGGCGGTTTGTAGACGTAAAGGTATCGCTGCCCCGCAATGGCGGCTTTCATCGCAAGTTCTTTGCTATGCTTAACGTAGCATACGCCAGCCACGAATGGCCTGAGATTGAAACCAAGTTTGGCCTTGCCCGCACCAGTTTCGATATGTTTCGCAAATACGTTATTGTGAAGGCTGGGCATTATGAGGCCGAATTAACCCCGCACGGTGAAGTTAGGGTTGTCCCTAAAAGCCTGAGTTGGGCCAAGCTAGAACAGCCAGAGTTTGAAAAACTCTACAGTGATGTGCTAGACGTTATTTTGAAAGAGTTTTTGTCCAACTGGACGAACGCCGATATGGACGAAGCCGTGCGACAAATGATGGAGTTTACATGAGCTTTATAACGCGACCAATTGCCCGTTTTATGCTGCGGCGGATTAACCCAGAGCGTGAATGGCTTGCACTTGCCCTTGTAAGGGCCAGAAAGCGCCACCAGAGGGTGTCTGACATGGTTTCTAGGTTGGACTACCTAAACCGCAAAGCGTGGCTGTGGGAGCGTTTTCTGTGAACCTAACGGGCAAAGCACCAATGGGCTTTAAAAAGCCAAAGCCAGAGCGCGGGACTAAACGCGCCAAAGCTTACATCGAACAGGTCAAGCAATTGCCCTGCGTGGTATGCGGTAGATCGGGGCCATCAGATGCCCACCACATTATCTGCGAAAGATACGGCAGCGCCAAGACAAGTGACTTTGACGTTATACCGCTATGCAAAGAACACCATCAAGTCGGGCCAGACGCTATCCATAACGGTAAAAGTTCATGGGTTTCTAAGTACGGCAATGACTTTGATTATATTGAAACCGTCCAAAATCAACTGAAAGGCTAACCAATGACCCAAGAACAAGAAGATATGATTCGTTTGCTTAAACTACCCCACCGCATTAATAACCCTGCGGCATTGTTTCGTTTATGCGAAAAGGCGGCTGTAGAGCTTGAAACCCTACTAAACCGCCCCAAAGGTGGTCGCCCTAAATCTACCGTTTAATAAGATTAAACTCTTGGTAGAACTATTTTAGGTTTTCCGCGTTAAGACCCGAAAGCCGCCCAAGAATACCGCCATACAATTCTGGTCGGCGTGTCATGGTTTTACCAAGTGCAAGGTCTTTGCTTGCCCGTTCTGCAAGCCGCCGCATTGCATCTTTCTGGGCTATATTGCCTTGAGAAAACAACAAGCCAGACATTTGCTCTGCAACTGGTGCGCCAACTCCACGCATCCTTGCACCAAGAGCGCCGCCAGCTTGGCGGACTACTTCGCCTTTCCCGCCCATCATCATTTGCAGCACATTGCTTGGGTCAATGCCTTGTTCCGCACCTTCAAGCATGTTTCTGTTGGTATCAGACCCACCAAGAACCCGCCGTTGAGTTCGCATTTTGTCAGCTTCGAACTTCATAAACTGTTCAAATTCTGCAAACTTAGCATCGTCTTTAAACGCAGATTTTAGGGCCTCACGCCGTTTTGGCGACCCAAAAACGCGCTTAACGTAATCAGTAGCATCAGCCCCAGATGTAATATCACGCAACTTTGTGACCATTCCAGTGCTTAGAGCTTCAAGCTGGTCTGGGTTCATCTTGGCAGTCACGCGCTTAAACTCTTGAGTTGACATTTTTTCGTAAGATTGCCCAATGTCAAAAGACTTACGCAAGTCAGACATATCGGCAAACATTGCGTCAGCTTTTTTATATTCTGGGTTATATTCGTGCAAAAGACTTCTAAATTGGTTTTTTGCTTCAATGATGTCTTTGCCGCGATCAGATACCTTTCCAGTAACCTTATCAGTTTCATTGTTTACAAGGCGATCTAATCCTTGTTTGATTTTTTGCAAATAAGCAGATGGGACGGCATCGCCAGAAAGAACTTTATTTAAATCTGGGATGGCTTCTTCGCCAAGTATTTCAGCGCGATCTTGTATGGATTGGAACGCTTCTTTAAAAATATTGCGATCACCAAACTTTCTAAATGGCTCCGTTGGTACATCAACGTTTCCAGCTTCGTAAATAGGTTTAAACTTTGCTTGCGCGGTTTCGTAGATATTGTCTAAATAATCCAAACCATAAGCGCCATCAGCGCCAAGCTTTTGAGCCGCAACGTCTGCAATGTTTTCGCCTTGAGAAACGCCGCGTTCAGAAAGCGCCTCCAAAATTCCAGTCCTAGAGCTTGATGGAACTGATTGTGCGACATATGCAGCACCGCGAGTTGCTTCACCAAGGTCGGCGGGCATGATTTCAGAACCAACAGAACGCGCTTGTTGCATACGAGCAAGAGCCGCATCTGGGGTCAAACCTTCGCGCTCAAGTGACTTTAAAACTCTGCGTTCGGCAAGTTGCGCTGCACGGTCAGCGCCAGTCAACCCAAGGCCATCAAATATGTTTGATGCGGTTTTACCAATAGCGCCAGCGGCAACAGGTGCAGCGCCGCCTAAAGCACCGCCTAAAAGTGCGCCTTTTGTTGCAGAACTAATACGATTAGAAAATCCACCTTCGCCTGTTCCGAACCCAGCAATGCCGCCTTCTGCGGCACCAACCGCAGCGCCGCGACCCATCATGCCGCCAAGGCCAAGCGCAGTTTTCCCAGCCTGACCACCTAACATTGCAAGCCTTGTTGCCCCAGCAAAAGGGACAAAGGCCGTAGCAACAGCCCCGCCGATTTCTGCCGCCAATGCGGTTTTTGGGTTTTGCTGGCTATAAAGTGAAATATCTTTGCGTATTTCTTTTAAGATTTCTTCCTGATCTTTGTCGGAAAACGCTGATCTAACGTATGCTTCCGCTTCGTCACCAAACCCAAGCATTGCGCCTTGAGCAATTGTTCTTGCAAAACCAAGGCTAGAAGCTTCTTTTGCTTTTTGTGGGGATTCATCGTATTGAGAGTTCCACGGCCCAGCCGATGAGTCCTTATAATTCAGTTCCCAAGGATTCGCCATTTTTAGATTTTCTCCCAGCTAGATTGCGAGGTAACAGAACCGCCTTTAAACCTATGGCCGTCGACAATATCGCCGATTTTTGGCATTGGTCGAGTCGCGTTTGGTTTGCTAGACGTTCCAGCATCTTCAGCTTCCATAGCTTTTAGCGTATTGGTCAATTTTGTATAGGCATCAGCAATTCTTGTCGCTGTCCCCTCTGGGTCGCTTTGAGGGTCAAGGATACCAGAAAGTCCGCCGATAAGCTCAAAGTCGGCATCAGTCATTGTTCCAAGCTTAACGCCACTTTTGATAATTTCGCCAAGGTTTTCGAAAGTCATAATTGTGCTTAGTTGTTTTGTGTAGTTTGCATAGTCTTTAAACTCTTGAGATTCGCCCATAGAGCCTAGCGGAAGCCTACTAAACCAAAATGAAGATGAATCCAAAGGGTCGCCACTTGCAATAACTTTGTCAACATCTTCTGGTTTAACACCAAGTGCCGCTGAAAGGGCCTTTTGAGCAACCTTAATAGCAGACGATGTTTTTTGTTTCTTAGCCGCAAATTCTTCGCTTTTCAAAGCACTAGCTTCAGTTGTAGTTTTAAGCTCGTTGCGTTGGTTCATCAAATCTTCAAGTTTTGCGGAATATTCAGCAGTTAGACCAGACGCCATATAAGCGCCACCTTGACTGCGTAGCTGATTAATCTGCGCGTCAAGCGATGCGACATCAGGAACTTGTGGGATAGGTGCAACGCCGCCTATTTGCTGCCCACCACCAATAGATTGGGTCGGAGAGCCGCCCATAAGCAAAGCGTCAATCCTTGCTTTGTTTGTAGCGTCTTGTGCAAGTTGAGCTTGTTCAGCTTGCATTTTGCGAACCATGTCTTGTTGCTGGTTAATCCCAGTCATTGTTGTTGAAAACGCATTGCCTTGCTGCCCCGTCAAAGCGGAACCAGCATCTCTAAGCGCACCAAAGGCAAGCATCATGCGCTGGCTCTTGCTTAGATTATTTATTGGGTCGTAAGTCGCGGCGGTTGGTTGTGCTAGTGGTTCCATATCTGGTCTGCCCTTCGTAGTCATACTGGCCCAAGCGTTTGGCCCTTGTGTCTTGTAAATCCATTCGCCAATGCTGTCTTGCATCTCAGGCGTAAACTTTTCTTGCCCGCTAAGACCAAGCGCCGACTTTGCATCGCGTAAGGTTGCACCAACAATTTGGTTGGCCCCCATTGGCGTAGCAACACGGCCAACTTTACCTTTAACGAATTGAGCGTATGGCCCGCTTGGGTTGGAAAAATCCAAAAGCTGGTCAATGCTCATATTAGTGAGGTTTGTCCCAGCAAACTGACCGTTGGGGCGATTTGCGTAGCTAAACAAAGCATTATAATCACCGCCGCTTTCGCGTGGCTGCATAATGTTTTTAAATTCGCCCCAAGTTGCCATTTATATTACCTAATCGCCGCGTAGCCTTGGCCCAAAGAGCCAATAGCGCCAAGTGTATAGCCAAGCCCACCTTGCGTAGACGTGCCAGTTTGTGTGCCAAGTCCAGCGGGAACCCCAGAGCCGCCAGCAAGAAGCGCTTGAAGCTGTTGCAGTGGGTATTGGTTGCCGCGCTCAAACTCTTGGTAAGCCGCATCCAATTCGGACTGATTAACCATACGGTCAAGTTGCCCAAGTTGTTGTTGTGCTGAAGCACCGCTTGTAAGCGCCTGACCAGCCTGACCAGCCGTTGCAGCTAGGTTGCCAGCCGCTTGCCCACGGTTGCCAAGCTGGGCCATCGTAGCGGCTTGTGCTTGCGTGTAGCCTTGGCTTAGTAGGTTTGCGATAACTTCGTTCTGTCCAACTTCATAAGCCGCTTGGCGCTCACCTTGATAAACGTCACGGCGATTACCGCCAAACGCACCAGCTTGTGTTATGGCACCTTCTTCGCCAATACGCTCTTGTGCGCGTCTACGAGCCGCTGCCGCCTCAGATGCACCGATAACTTGGTCTTGATAAGGGTTCATATTAGCTTGGTTCATCGCCGCGTAATCTTGAGGAGTCATGCCAGATATTTGCGAAAACACGCTTTGCGCTTGCTGATAAGCTGGTTGGCCATAATCATAGCCCGCCATTGTTGACTGCGCTTGCCTTTCAAGGTCTGAAAGCCCAGCAACGCGATTGCCAGTGTAAGGCGAAAATGGTGTGTTGCCGATAGCTTCGGCTTTAGGAAGAATTTGCTGACGAATAAAATCTTCCTGCCATTGTGGAAGTTCGTTCGTTTTTGTTTCAGTTTTGGTGCTACCCATTGCCTAACTCCAGTTCATAGTGAGTATAAAACGGTTTGAATTTCATCCCACCAGCTATCTTTTCAAAACCCTTGCGGCCATCCGCTTCAATTGCATCACATTCTGCGTCAATTGCGATTATTGTCAACACCGCCAACGCTTCGTCAATCCAATCTTTCATATTAGTGCCGCCCATTAATTCTATCTTTAGCGTTTTGCGTTTCGGGTGCATAATAACGGAAGTCGTAATAACCGCCTTTAATTTGTCCCCAATATAAACAACCCATAGAATGCTTATGCCTTCACGCAGTTCATCTTCTATAAACCCAAGCCCAACATCACGATCAACGATCCGCTGGGCTTTTCTTAGCAAGGGCCTGACGGTTTCCAAAACATCCTCAATCATATCGGGCGCAATTGGAAAAACATCGACCTTTTGTTTGAACTTTAGCACATTATCTGACATATGTCATTGCCTTAACCGTGTTATCGAAAGTGTAGCGGAGGGTGACGCTGGAGCGTAAGCAGTTGCGGCGTGAGCCTCAAGGTAAGATGATGTGCTTGTTGTTGCCCAATCCACCTCAAGATAATCACCAGCGGTTATTTGAAATATGGCAGTCCGTGAAACGACAGTGGTATCTCCGTTTGCGGCAAGGCTTGCCACGATAGTAGACCCCGCTACGTTTGTTCCGTTAATTACTGGCCAAAACCTAAACTCAACCGAACTTGCATTGGTTGAAGTAATTTGAGCGGAGAAACCTAAAAGGTAAGTCCCGCCTTCCTCAAATACAATTCGTGTGGGAAATGTATCATCTAGTGATACACCACCACCAACCACAATTGGGTCAAACTGTATTTTGTAGGCTGTGTCGGCAAGTGCAGCGGTTATTGATGTATCTTTGTTTAACAGTGCGTAGCCATCGGCCAAAGTGACTTGCCGCCATACCCCGTCTTTTGAAACGACAGGATATCCGTTTGTGTCCCAAAGCAAAACACCATCCTCTGATGCAACCGACCCAGAATACTTAAAAGCAAGCTGCGACAGCGCGCGGCCCATGTAGGCGGTGAACGAGTTAGCCCAGCGCTTCCAGTCTTCGCCGAGTGGTGGAAAGCCGCGAGCTGTCATCTTCCGCTGCCTTGCTTAACTTCGACGCGCATATCACCAACGCGCCAATCGGTATTGCCGCCAATGATCTTCATCTTGATCTGACGACCCGTAAAGCGCACAGAGGTTGGGCTTGTCATAGTAAACGGCCCGTGAGCTGTCTCCGCTGATGCTGGATACAGGCGCGTCGTGAAGGACGCAGTTACGTCTCCGTTGTTAATCGTGTCAGGTATAATCGAAGTAACGACGGACAGATTGTCGCCGCTGCCCATCTCAATAGGCCCCGTTTCGGCGTAGCTCAAGCCAGCGTCTAGGATACCGATCTCATGGTCGTAGATGTAGCCATTGGCATCGCACATGACGGGAGAGCCGAATACACCACCATCCGACCCACAAGTGCGTGACAGGTAGCCAGTCGCCCAAGTTCCGTTGCGGTAGTTGTATGTGACGTATCTGTCATTCTCGTTTGATGCTTCAGATGGATACCACCAAGTCACTTCGCCGTATTGAATGTTTACGTTTGCAACAACTTTGCTAGATTGGTCTTTATTCATGTCGTTAAAGATGTATTCGGACACGGGGCAATCAATAGGCGTAACGCTGCCAGATGCCGTCCAAAAGCCGCCCAAGCCCATCCACATGGCAACATTCTCTACTTGAGCCAAAGCCCCCCTAGAGATCAAGCCACAGCTTGTTCCGATGCGATCAAATCTGAATATAAACGGGGCGCCCGTATATACAGCTTGGTGAGCATCGACGTCAGTTACGAACAGTGTACCACCGTTTACGCGGCAGGCTCCAACGATGCGGCCATTGGTTTGCAGTAGCTGAGAGCCAGCTTGGTTAGTCGATGAAGGTGTCCACAGCGTGTTATTCTCTTGGTCTGACCAGTCGATCTGGCGGTCGTTTCCATCGGCCCCATACGCGAACAAAATACGTTCCTCTGATACAATAACGCCAGCACAAGCTGTCGGCGCGTTTGCAACAGCAACCGCCGCAACAGGGGCAACCGTATCAAGTGGCCACTCATAAATGACCCCATCGCCGTGCATACAGCCAATGAGATTTTCGCCCCAAGTGTCAAGCGTC